TTCACACGCAGGAGGTCACTGGTTCGAGTCCAGCAGTCTCCACCACAAAAATCCCTGTAACCACAACGGTTACAGGGATTTTCTTATTTCCTCCAAAACACGTTTGTAAGTAACGTGTAAGCAACGTCACCCGTTCTCAACAACGTGCATTGCCTGCCGCAGCGCTTCCTTTACGTTAGGATCGTCAGTATCCTGCATCATGCGCTCGATCAGATCCTTTGCCTTGCCTTCATCGCGGCTGTACCGGCCCATAGAATCCCTCTTGCGCCGATACGAGCTGCCTCTGTTGTAGGCGGTGCGCCCGGAAGACCAGTCGCGGGAATAGCCATCATCGCGGGAATACCCATCGTCGCGGCTGTAGTCGCCGCTTTCAAACATGGCGATTTTGTCAATGTTCTTGATGGACGATGCCAGCTTGTGGATAGCGTCCAGTTCAGCAGCGCTCAGCTCCCGCTGGCCGGAAAACTCAGACAGCTCCTCGCACAGCATCTCCCGGATGCTGAAAAGCTCCTTCATGTTCATGTCGTTCCTCCTTTCAGCAGACGCGCTCCACGATCATGTTGCTATTAGCAAAGCTGATCGCCTGAGCGCTGGTGTTCTCCATCGCCACCGTTACGCAGCAGCCCTTCGGCACGTCCACGTTGGCAGCGACGAAGATATTGAAATAGTTCTCCACGGCGGCGGGCGTTACCGTTGCCACGGCGCTGGTCAGCGGCTCTCCGTTGATAGCCAGCGCAGCGGAGATTGCGCCCACCGTGCCACCGGTGGGGATGGCGATGTTTCCGCCATAGGACACACGGAAACGCGCCTTGCATTGGTTTGTCAGGCCGCGCAGAAACACCTGCCCGCTGCCCTCGCGGTGTACGATGCAGGACTTACCCGCAACAGCAGTTTCCGTCAGCGGTACATTCTGTCCGGCAGGGACAGAAACGATGTTTGTATTGGTATACTCAGCCAAAATACTCACTCCTTTCAAAAATGCAGACGGCGGAGCTATTGCCCCGCCGCCTTTCAATATCAGCCCGGAGCTGAACAATTTCCGTTTTGGAAATAGATTTCTATGCAGTTGTCAGCAGCCGGAGCAGCCGGTGTAACTGCCAGCCCACGGGTTGCAGGATGCATACGCCGGGATGGGCGTAGGCCGCAGCTGGGAGATCAGGTAGTTGTTCTGCGCCGCCTGAGACGCGGCCAGACGCAGCTCCTGATTTGCGCTCTCCAGATCGCGCATCTTGGAGTTGGTCAGGAAGTCCAGGATGGCGCGGCTGTTGGCGTTCTGATTCTCCACGATGTCGCGGGTGGCGTTCTGCACGGTGTTCCGCGTGTCACACGCCTGCGTCGCCATGTCATAGCGCACCTGCGCAATGGCGGCTCTGTTCTCGCAGCAGCAGTCCGCCGCCTGCATCTGCATAGCGCTGAGCTGCTGCATCAGTGCCGCCTGCTGGTTGGCGCGGGACAGCTCGGCATTGCCGAAGCCGGTCAACAGGGTGTTGTTCACAGCATAGAAGCCGTCGCACAGCCCGCCGTTGATGATGTCCATCTTGCGCTCGATGTTGGAAAAGTCGGAGGCCAGCACATAGCCGTCCACCACGCCGCCGGAATTGCCAGCGGTGTTGCCCCAGCCATTGCCGCCCCAGCCGCAGAACGCGAACAGGAACAGGATGATGAGGAACCACGCGCCGTCACCGCCAAAGCCAAAGCCATTACCGCTGCCATTGGCAGGGGTAACAGGCATGGTCATGGTGGGCATACCCTCGGAAATAGACATAGTATCACTCCTTTGTAGTTGATGTAATTTATCTGAATCGCGGCCACGATCAAGAAACAAGTTATGTTTCGTCTTATGTTTCGTCTTATGTTTTTGCTAAGACTTTGCTTATTCCATCAGACTTTGAAATTGCTTCGCCATCTGCTGGAGCTGGTTCAACTGCTGCTGCGTGAGCTTTCCGCTTTGCAGCAGCTTCTCCACCTCTGCCTTGGGGTCGCCTTGGAAATTCGCCTTGAATTGCTTGAACTGCTGCACCATCTGCATAAAGCCGTTGCCGCCGCCCATTGCGCTGAAAAACGGATTATTCATCGCTCTTTTCCTCCTTGCGCTTCTTGCCCTTCATTTCGCTCACAAGCGCTGCCAGCGCGTCGAACTCCTTACGGGTCACATATTCCGCAGCGGGCGCTTTCTGCGCGTCAGGAGCGCTTGCAAGTCGCTCCACAAGGTCGTACACCTTGAGCGTCGGTTTGCCGCTTGCATCGGCCTGTTTCAGATACACCGTGGGCGCCGTCGAATCCCACAGCGCCACCGCCGCATTGGGCGCGACCATCCAGCTTCTTGCCTCCTGTTCGCCGGATACCCACTGCACGCCGCTCTGCGGCAGGGGATTTTGCGGCATCGGAGGAATGGCCTGCATCTGCTGCTGCCGCAGCTGGGCGAGGTTGTCCTGCATCGGCGGCATATAGGGGTTTCCGTAGTATGGATAGTTCATGCTTCATCCGTCCTTTCCCAGTAATACAAGGGTGTTTCGGCTCCGGAATCCCATGTGTCGTGCCAGTCTCCGTCTATCACGCACACAACATGGGACGCCAGCGCCAGCAGATATGTACCACGCGGGTGATCCATTGCAAAATCACTCACGGAATAGCTGTCCGAACAGTCCTCCGGGATGATATGTCGTGTAAAGCCCAGCTTCTTGAGATACGCGCCCCACACGTTGTTGGCGCTGGGCATATCCGCAAGTGCCAGACCCTGCATACAAAGCTGCACATACGTCTCATGCCATCCCTGCCCCGTGGCGCGGCAGATCGCGCGAACAGGACAGTCTCCCACGTTCTTGCCAGAGGGATTCGGGTTATACCATACGAACATCACGACCACCTCTCTTTACCGCCAGCATACGGCAGATATCGCCGGAAAAAGCGTCAAGAAAAGGGCGAAAAAGTGCGTGTCGTTTTTTGTCGAACGATTTTTCTTGCGTTTCCCGCTTGTGCGCGTTACAATAAAAATACCCCGATCCCTTTCCTGCGCTCCATGTGCAGCAGGAAAGAAAAAAAGACACACCTACACGGTGTGTCTTTTTTCTGCTCTCAGGCCGTCGGCCATTTTTTTGTATGCGGTACGGCGGCGGCGCTTTACGCCGTCAACCGATACGTTCATGCGGAACGCCTGCTCCACGCAGCTTCGTCCCCGCACATCGCATTCCGCGATACACTGTGCCTCCTCCTGCGGCAAGTCAAAAGATTGGATCCACGCGATAGCTCTCTTGGGTGCCATGCTATGCAGCATAGCCCGTATTTCCCGGTGCTCCTGATTCATCCTGCGTTACGCAGGCTTGCGGATCGCCTTGCGGCGGGATGGTGCCATAGGATGGTTGCCCTATCGCCCGTTGCTCCTTTCCTTGATTTACGGTGCTCGCCACCGGTTTTTCAGATCATCCACAGATTTTACATTCTGCTCCGTTTTCATAATCGCCTCGACGCCCTGTCGCACGTCCTTCTCATCGTAGCCGTGCTCCAGCATCTCCTTATAGATCATCCGCGCCGTCTTTGTGTCGTTCTCCTTCTGCGCCAGATAGAGCAGTTCGCACCATCGCTTTCTGTTCCCGGCGCTCCTGTCCATACGGTAGATGGCTTTCTCCATCTCGAACATGATCCGAACGTTGCCTGTCTCATTGGCAGCACTTCGAGCAGCAGCCCACACGTCGCGGCCAAGGTTTGCCACGCTGACGCCAAATATCTTGCTCACAGCGGTCAAAAGCTGCTTGCAAGCGTAGGCGGTGGTATATTTGCCCTCGCCGGTAACGCTGCTGTACATCGTCTGGGTCGCCCGCACAATGTCACCGATGGCATCTGCATCCATTCGCTCTACGGAGTAGCCTTGCAGGATGGAGATCAGATCCTTTGCATAGGGCAATCTTCCGACCAGCGTAATGTTGCCCTTCAGGTTTCCTTCCAGCAAAACATTCTTTGCCAGCTCTCCGAAGCTCTCCTCATCTCCGCTGACACCGGTAAGCGCCGCGAAGAAACGCGCCCAATACTTTTTCTCCTTGTCATCGTCGCGCAGCGCGTCAACAAGGGACTGTGCCAGCGAGTTTATAAGATCCGTTACCAGCAGCGCACCCACGGAGCGCTTCAACTGCTTCAATGCAGCGCTCCGCTTCTGCGTGTTGGTTTCAAAACGCCATGCGTCATAGGAGCGCATCAGGATATTCAGACTTTTCAGCGGCTCACCCATAAAGGACGTGGCCTGCCGCGTCAGCGCGTCGCTGTCCCGCATGATCTGCGTCCGCTGCATGATGCCGTCTACCACCTGCGTTTGGTCGATGACGTCCGTAAACAGCTCCGCCACCTGCCGGTAATACGCATCGCTGCCTACTTCCGTTTTTGTGTCTGCCGCCACCTGCCACTCGCAGGCGTTCCAGATCTTGCCCCATGTAATGGCGTCCGCATTGGCAGCGGCCCGGATGCTCCAGTCGCTCAGCTTGTCCATAACGCTGTCGCTGGATCCGTACACCTCTCGCGCAATGGTGTACCGGCTTCCCTGGTCAAAGCCGGACGAATCCTTGATGCCTGCAATCGCCGCCCAGTTTCTGGCCTTGTCCCAGCCGTTGCCGTCCGTCACGCCTTTTGCGATGCCTTTCGCCATGTTCTCCGGGTCGAGGATCACCGCCGCCCGGAAAAATGCCGTGGGCTGCTGGATGACCACGCGCCAGTTGGAGCCGACAGCCGCGCCCTTGGTATTGCCCACGATCCGCTCAATGCTTCTGGTGGTGTCGCTGGAATTTTTCACCATGCCGTTCTGCATATCCCGCATCAGGTTCCGCCAATACTTCTGCGCCGCATCTCCGTATACGCCGGACAGCACCTGCTGCATATTCCGCCCCGTCAGATTCCCGCTGCTGTCGCGGTACCGATAGTTGTACAGCCGGTTGATATCCTCCATCGGTGCCAGCAGCGTGGCGTATTTGATCATGTCGCTGGCGTTCTGCGCAAACACGTCATACGCACCGCCGATGTCCAGCGCATTGCTGGCGTTGGGGGTCAGCGCCTTTGCGCTGCCCATGTTCTTGATCGACCGCGCGTTGTCCGCGTCCTTCTCCACGCTGGAGGCCACCGCATCCTTTGCGGCCTTGATGGGCCAGTAATGCTCCTCCTTGAATTTCCGATAGCCGTACACCTGCAAACTGGCGTTGTTGCCCCACCCCGCCAGTTTGGTGCTTGCCAGCTTTTGCAGCCCGTTTGCCACCTTGACCTGCTCCGGCGTCAACACAGAGGTGATGGCCTTGATGTCCTCCTCCGTCAGCAGAATGTTGTCATTCCCGCGCGGGATCTCTTTCAGCTTGCCGTCCCGCTTGATCTCCGGCTGCACAATGCCGCCCACCGTCAGATGGTGCATGGCCTGTTCGCCGCGCCGCGCCAGATTGTACAGGTTCATGATCTGGTCGGTGGTCAGCGTCAACTCCACGCCCCGGCCTGTGGTGAAAGTGTGCCGGTCAAAGCGGTTTTTATACACGTTCTTGTCCAAGAACTTTTCCGCCTCGCGCTGCACATCCCTCAGCATCCAGTGCTGCTGATCCTGCGCGTTCCGCAGCGTTCTGTACAGTTGCTTACCTGCATCGCCGTAGGCAGAGAAGAACGTATACGGGTCTGCCATATCCAGAGAAATTTTGCGGTTTCGCCGCTTCCTGCCCATGCTATCCGCCGCAAATCGCTCCGCCCACTCGCTGGTGCTCTTGTACTTCGCGGAGGAGAGCGTCTTGTCGTAGGTTGTCAGCGTCGTTTCAATGGCACGGATCGCGTTCCACACCGTTTCCAGCTCGGACACGCTCATATCCGCAATGCGCTTGCCGCCCAGCGCGGACAGAGAATCCAGCAGACCGCCGCTTTCCGTCAGCGCCGGGTCTACAACCATATTCCCCTCGTTGTCCAGAATATCATCATAGATCTGCTTGAGCCGATCTGCCTCCAGCGTCCTTCTGGTGGGGTCGCCGTCCGCGTTCTTCCGCAGCCGCCCGTTTTCGTCGTAGCTGTACGCGCTTTCCAGATTGATATTTTGCAGCAGGCCTGCCACCGCCACACGCAGCCGCTCCGGAATGTGCTGCTTGTCCGTTGGATTCACCAACTTACGGGAGATCGCGCCGGTGTGCCGTGCGATCCGCGCCCGTATCGCTGTTGCTTTCCGTTTTTCGCTGCCCTTCTTGGTCTTCTCGTTGTACTTCTTCCGCAGCGCGTTTACGTCGTCCCGGCGCTTCTGCCGCTCACGGGACAGCATCTCACGCACACGACCGACGGCCTCCTGCTTTTCCAGCGCACGCCTGTCTGCATACGTTTTCTTCTGCCGCACCTGATCGGAGATCATGCCGTCGATCAGCTGATTGGCAATCTCCTGCACCGCCGCATCTCTGTATCCCTCAAAGGGATTGTGGTAAACGCTGTCGAGGCCATCCAGCACATCACCAATTTGCAGCAGCTTGTCCGCCTCCGTATACACGTCGCTGGGGAAATAACCCTCGCCGAACATCTCCGTCAACTCGCCGTACACGGTATCCACAGACGTGCCGTTGTCCTTGTTCAGCTTCAGCGTTCCCATGTGGCTCTTTCGGAAATCGTTGTAGTTTGCCATGTCCCCGCTAAACTGGATGGTCTGCCGCTTCAAATGGTCTCGAATTTCCAGCAGCTCCGCGCCGTACTCTGTCAGCTCCGAGGTGTTGTCCACGATGGCCTCCGCCACGGCCTTGGCGTGAGGCACCAGATCCTCCATCGTCACGTCCCGCTTCATCACAGCCTTGGCAAGCGCGTCCATCTCGCTCTGCACGTCCGCGTATTTCACATCGCTGCCGTACTCGCGGATGAGATTCTGCCCCAGCTTCTTCACGTCCCGCGCCACAACAGACGGCTCTTTGCTGATGCGCATTTCGCCCTTCAGCTCCTGCACCCGCTGTTTCAGCGCCTCGTTCTGCTTGGCCAGCGCGTTTCGCTCCTTCTTGAGTTCCCGCGCCTCGCGCTCTACCTCCGCCGTGGCTTTCAGAGAAAACCTCGCATTTTCCACGCTGTTGACGGCATCCAGTCGGGCTTTTTCATCGCCGCTTGCGTATTCGATCATCCGCACACCGGCGTTTTCCAGCGCTGCCTTTACCTCTGCGCTGGCGTCGTTAGGGATGACCGCCGCCAACACCTCATCAAAGCCAACAGCTCTCTGCGGCTTCGCCTCAAAGTATCCGGTCGGCATATTGGAAATGTCTTCATACAGCTGCAACACTTTTTCCGCCGTATCCGGTTTGATTTGCAGCGTGGGGTATGTCCGCAGCTCTTTATCAATTCCCGCCACAGTCCGTTTTGTCCGCAGCGTCTCTACAATAGCCGACGCCGCATCGTCTAATGCGATAAACTCATTCCTTGCCGCAGAATCCTTAATCTCGTTGGTCAACTCCGCAAGGCGCTCAGAATACTTCTGACGGATAGCACTGTATTCTTCTTCGGTCATTTTCTGCAAACGCCCGGAATCTCTTTTGATGTCAGCAATAGAGCCGTAATCCTTTGACGCAACACCCCAAATTGCCTGACCGCCAAAGAATGTGTTGGCACCCTTCTGATCGCCTTGCTTCATCGCTTTAACAATGTTTTCCAGCGTGATCTCATAGTGCGTTGCCGAAAAACTCCTGCGATTGCCGGAAGATGTATAGTAGTCCTTACCGTTGTAAATGCCCTCGTTTTTTACAACACCGTCAAACAGATCGTCCAGCCATTGCTCGTACTCCTTCTGATTTACCTTGTCGCGGATAGCTTTGTCGGTGGCATCCCTGTCCACTTCCTCCGTCACGGTCTCCGTGTTACCAGCCAGATATTTCCGCGCATCCAACATATACCGCGTCTTTGCCGCAACGGTTTCTGCATTTACCACATCAGCCGCATCCTTTGCAGGAAGCCCCAGCTTTTCGTAGTATTTTTGCAGCGCGGCGTTCAGTGCTTCTCCATGATCCTTATACCACAGTTTTCTCGCCGCAACAGGAGATTCATTCCCTTTTGGGCGGAAGTCATTTACAACGCCGTCTCCCAACTCACGGATCAGGAACGATGCCATTTCCTGCTGGTTGTTGTCCATGCGTGTGACTTCGCGCTTTATAACATTATCCACGGCACCGCGCCCGGTGTCTTCCAGATAAATGTTCATCATGCGCGGATCGTCGCGCATAGCCCCGACAACTTTATCCACGCCGCCCTTCCGGTTCAGCTCGTCCTCCAGCGTGTTTGCCGCGGAATATAGTGGGTCTGCAAAGCTCCTGCCTTTCGCCCGCTCCATACGGTAAAACAAGTCGTGGATTTTTTTGGCAGATTTCTCATTTACCTCGTACTCAATTCGCGGGGCAGTAGGTGTCCACGCATCGTACCCGTACACCTTGTTCGCGCGGAACAGCTGCGGGTCGATGGTATCTTTGCTGAACACAAACGAAATGTCGCCGTACTCGCCGTGGCCTTCGTCTGCCTTTACGATGGCAATACTTGGCATAGGCAGTCCACCCAGTTTTGCGGCGTCCAGCAGATTTTTCTCCGTCAGGTTATGCAGCGCCAGCAGGTTTTTTGTCTCCTCCACAGGCGCTTTCAATGAAAACTGCGGCTTGACATTCTCGCCATCGGTGAGTATACTGGTACCAGAAGGTTTTGGCGAGGTTACTTCCGAATGCGTTTCCGCAGAGAAGGAAGTTTTGCTGATTACCTTCTTTTTTTCTACATCAAGAAGGTCGTACAAATACGATTTCCCATCTGCATCATTGCGGATTAAGAGCGTCCCGCCGTAGACAGTATAGTGGTCTATGGCTTTTTTTGCGTTCAGAATCGGAACCGCAAACTGCGTATCATACCGATACCATCCATTTTGTGCGTCTTTACTGTGTTTCGGCTTTACATTTTCTCGCCACTCGCCATTTTCAGCCAGCAGAAGCATCTCATCCAAGTTGGTAGCCGCTTGCATTTTGATTTTCCGCAGCGCAGGCTTCATGGTTTTTGTGTACTGGGAGGATTTGTATTCTCCCGGCAAGTCTTTTCCCACATAAACAGGCTGTGCATCCGCCAAGATAGTGGAAAAGGGATGGTCTGCGTCCACCAGTGTTTTCAAATACGCTTCTGCCGCCTTAAAATCGCGCGTATCGTTCTCTGTGTCGATAACAGTCATGGTTTCTCCGCCGACGTTACGGATCATATATCGCACGCCGTCGCCCTCACCGGCGGCGGTTTTTGTTTTCTCCGCCTGCCGCTTCGCCGCGTCAAAAGCCGCCTGCCACTGCTTTGCAATGTCTTCCAGCTCGGCAAAGTCCTTGCCGTATGCCTCCTGCGCCGCCATGTCGCGGTATTTGCCGGTGAACGCGGTTTTGATCTTGGCAAGAAATTCCTTCAGGCTATCCAGCAGCTTCTGCGCCGCCGTCCGGTTTTCCTTGGAGAACTTGGCAAACAGCGCTGCGTCGTCCAGCATATCACCGGCGAAGTCCGCCGCAAGCTCGTCCATCACCTCGTCCCGCGTCAGCGCCACGCCCTCCTGCTCCGCCGCCTCCATGTATCGCTCCACGATCTCCGCCTCTGTGTCCGCGCCGTTTTCCCGCATCTTGTACTCCACCGCCGCCTGCCGGAACTTCCGGTATTCAGCGGGGGACAAGTCCTGCATCCGGTGGGTAATCTCGTGGGCGGTCACGTTCAAAAGCGGCTTGTCGCTGTCAGCGGCAATTTGGATGAGATTCTGCTCCTTGATGTACTGGCCGTTGGCTTTGCCGCCCAGCACCTGATCCACGATTTCGATCCGGACGCCCAGCTTCTTGCCCCATGCGTTCAGCGTGGCGGCGGTGTCCTTCTTTGTCGCAATCAAATACCGGCTGTACTCGTTGTCCGCCAGACCGGCGCCCGCCGTGGTGGTCACGGACGCCACCTCTGCGTTCTCCCGCGCCAACTGCGCCCGCGCGTCCTCCAGACCGGCGTTGTACGCCGCGTACCGCTGCTCCGGCGTCAGCATCGCCGCGTACTTGCCCTTGGCCTTGTCCGCCTCAATGCCGTTCAGTCCCGCGTTGTACACGCTGGAAAAACCCGCATACAGGGAGGGCGCGTCCTCTGCTGTCCGGCTCATTTCCTGATACGCCTTTTGCCCGTTTTCCAGAAAGCCGCCTACGCGCTTCTCTGCGCGTTTCTGCCCAGCAGGGGAGGGAGGTGTAACCCTCTGCGTTTCCTGCGTCACCTCGCGGCTTGCAAGCCCCGCAATGTCCCGTTTTACCTGACTGATCGGCTTGTCTGTGTCCAGCTTTACGCCGGTGCGCTGCTCCAGCACCTCCACCGCCACCGGGTCACGGGCGATAGCCGCCGCCTGATTGCCGGTGATGGTCTCGCCCCGCGTCACAGCCTCCACCGCCTCCGCCGCCTTGGTGTTGATCTCCGGCGCGGTGTTCCGCTGCACATCACGGTTGTACTGCGCTTTTGCCGCGTCATACGCCACGCGGTTTCCCAGCGCACTGACCCCGATCTGCCCGCCGGACAGGATTCCACCGACGACCGCGCCGCCTGCAAATTCCTCTGCCGCCGCCGCAGGGTCAAAAATGGCGTCATTCCCGATACCGACCAGAGGATTGCCCTTGTCGTACACGGCGTTCTGCATCGCGCGTTCGATCACGCCCTGCACGACTTCTTCCTTGCCCTCTTCCAGCATGGAATCCACCCACGCTTTCCATGCGGAGGTGCCGCCTTGCAGCTCCTTGGGCAGCGTCTGGATACCGCCGCCGACCTCGACAGCCGCGTTCATCAGGCCGTTCCCCACGGCGTATACCGTGGCACGGAAGTCATCTGCGCCGTCCGCTTTTGCCTGCTCATATCCGGGGCCAAATACCTGTGCAAAAGAGAGCTGAAAGTTAGGGTCTTTGGCCATCGTCCGCATACCGGTAGAGATCGTGTTTACGACACTGGGTGAAGCCGCCGCACGCGCTGCCAGCTGCTCCGCCGTCATGACAGAGCTTGCGCCGCCAGTAAGGATAGCCGCTCCGGCCTGCGGCAATGCCGCAACAGTTGCCGCACCCAGATCTTCTGCGACCTCCGCCGCACGTCCGCCTCGCGCCGTATTTTCGGCGTACTTCTGCCGCACACCCTCCGCCTCTGCGTCAATGGCCTGATTCCATCGGTTGAAAAGCCATTTGCTCGTATCGGGAGCCACAACGCCGTTCGAGCCTTCTTTAATAAAGGCTCCCAGCATATTTTCGGCCCACGCTCCCGCGCTGCTTCCTGCCTTGGCAATCTGCGTCAGACCGAGTTGCCCTGCCTTTGCAAGGCCCTGACCGTAATTATACCCTTTCCCGAAAATACGCTTGTCCGCGCCGTAATTGCCAGCACCCAGTGCAGCGATGCTGTACGGCTCCCGCGTCGTTTCCTCCGCATATTTCGGTGCAGCCTCCGCAGGCTTAACCTCGCCCATCTCTGCGGCACGGCTAAGGATCCGCGACCGCGCCGTGTTATCCTCCGGCTCCTTTACTTTTCCAATGGCATTTGCCCGCAGCAGGATTCGCTCCTGCGCGGTGCTGCCCGTGGGTCTCGGCATATCGTTTCCCCCTTATCTTGTCAGTTTGACAGGATTCCGATAGTTTTTCTTTGTGGTCGGCGCAAACACAGGCTCGCCCTTTTTATTCACGCCAAGCAGCTTGATCAAGCCCTTCTTTTCCAGCGTCTCCGCGTCCTCAAAGCTGACCTGCCCATAGTTGGGAACGCTGACGCGATTGGTGCTGGGCTTCGTATAGTATTTGCCTGTGTCTATCGTGCTGTTGGCACCGCCGCCGCCTCCGCTGCCGCTGCCTCTCGCTGCCAGCCTTGCCGCCTCCAGCGCCGCTTTTTGTGCCGCCGCCAGCCTCTCGTTGTAGTCCGCCAACTCGTCCCGATACCGTCCATACTCATCATTGACCAGATTCCGATATAGCGTTGCATCGCTCAAAATATCGCTTCGATCCTGGTCATACATTTGTCTGGCCACCTGCTCCAGCTGCGACATATAGCTGTTGTACTGCTGCTGTGCCGCCGTGGATGCATAAGAGGATGCCAGACCGCCCGTTCTCGCCGCGATTTGGCCGAGTACGTCCTGCATACCCATTCGCCCGCTGTCGCTGTACCGGTCGGCCAGTGATCTGTACTGCGCTCCCTGCGTCCAGTCGCCGAAGTTCATACCGGTCAGCTGCTTTGCCAACTCATTCAGCTTTTCCATATACTGGCTGTTGAAAGATGGACGTTCCCCAATGTCAATGGAGGGGATATACGATTCCATCTGGTAGCTGCCGCTTCCTCCGGCAACACCGCCGCTTTGTGGGGTATTTGCCGGCACATTATTTTTCAAAAACGGAGACGTCCCTGTAATGGCAGACACAATCGCCGCATTCGGAACAGTCGGCGTGATTTTGGGATATGCCGCCCCGGAAATTGCGGAAATAAGCGCAGCATCCGGCACAGCAGACGCCCCGGATGGTTTTGCCGCTCCGGTAACCGCGCCCACCGTCCCCGCCAAAGCGGGAACAGATGCGCGGTTATTCCATTTGTTCTTTTTATTGTTGATTCGATCCGCGAATCTTGCCATTATAGCACCTCCTGTCCGCTATTTTCCAAAGCTGCCACACGCTGCTCCAGCGCAGCATACTTCTTTTCCGTTTCACCCACGCGCAGCTCCAGCGCGGTGTACTTGGCTTCCGTTTTGCTTACGCGACCGGCAAGCTCTGCGTAGTCGTTTCCAAGCGTCGTTGCGCTTTGCAGCAGCGCAGAAATACTGGAGCCTTGGCTGTTTACGGTGCTCTGCAAGGCAGATACCGTGTTTTGCAATGTCTGCAAAAGCATATAGGTTTCCGTACTGGATACACCTGCTGCACTGACGGTTTTGCCAACATTGCTGATTGCCCAATCTGTCCGCTGACACATATACCTGATATAGTCCTCGATGATCCGGAACGCATCTTCCGGGTTTGATTTTGGTATCGCGTTTATGCTCTCCGGAAATACGATCACGTCACATCACTCCCCAAAATAAACTCTCTGGATATGCCAAGGATCGCGCACGGGCCTTTACCCTCCAAGCGGAGTTCAAATTTATCACACCGGTTTGCGGCAAAACGCATCCGTGTCACGTTGACCTCACGCCCGACCGCTCTTCCGCACTCCTTCCACGGCTTCCCGTCGCAGCGCATTTTTACGATCACATAGCTTCCCACTGGCAATTCCAGCCGCATCAGCAGACGCGAATACGCTTTTTTCCCGTTCAGCGTTTCATACATTGGCGCAAATTGCACCATCCACATTTGCGTCTGCGGCGTTTCCTCTCCATCCAGCAGATAAATGTTCCCGCCGTCATCCAGCATATATAGCTGCCGACCCAGCCGCGCAAAATCAACCGCCTTTGTTCCGTCCTCCAGCACCCAAATACCCGTTTTGGTTTCGTACACCATCAGGCGGTTTGTGTCACCGTCTTTTACGCTTAGGTAATAGCTGTCGCCATCGTTGCCCGCCACCGCGTCCGAAAAAACTTTTTCTCCAAAGTTGTCACTGATCAGCGTAGGTGTGCCGCCGGAATAGGCATATACCCCGTGCGGCCCCTTGTAAAACAACATATCGTTGATAACCTGCTGGCTCTTGTGACAGCCATCTTGCAGACCTTCCATCTCATAAGTGTACATGGAGTATTCCGCCGGATAGCTGCCCAGCATCTTGTGCAGCTTTGTTTCCTTCCAAAAGAGCACGGAGGAGCTGAGCTTGCAGCATCCTGTAAATTTCCCCTCCGTTCCCACCGCCAGCGTATAGGAATCCGTTGAAAGCCCTTCGTACACATAAAAGTTAGTCGGATCACCTAACGCACTGGCGTACAGGGTCTGTGTTTTACTGTTGCACCCCCATAGCCGGTTTTCGCTCTCGCAGATAAAATCCAGATCTGGGATCTTCCGCTCCAGCTTGATCCCTGCGCTGTTTTCCGTTGCCTCTGTAAATGTGTTGTCGGCCACAGTGATTTCCGTGGCGGTGACGGCTTTGATCACAAAATCCTTGTTGTTCGCGCTCTGCGCCACACAGCCAGACAGCGTAACGCCGTCCCCCGCCTTGAAAAGCGTTGTCAGATCAGGCCACCCGACAACGGTCATTTTATTCTTCGTAAATGTGGCATTGCTGCCGGTCACTGTTGCCGCCAGAGGCTTTAGCTTTTTGTCGTTGATGTCCAGATATACCTTGTCCGGCCATATCACCATCTTCGTGTTGATCACGGCGAACTGCTTTTGCCCTGCCGCCACCGTTCCGATCTTCTGCCCGTCATACAAAAGATCTGTACCCTGTACCACAACCAGCTTGTCCCACGCCGTCATTGCCGTGGCGTTCTTATAGGGGTCTTTTTTCACGCGGCCTTTTCGCGTGGTAATATAGGGCCACCGTCTTGCAGACACATTCAGGCTATCCCGCAAATCGCCGTCTTGCAGCGCGTCTGACCAGTTGATGCCGCGCATCTGTACAATGTCCACTTTGTTTGGCCGCAAATCATACGGCAATTCCGGCATTCGCATCACATCACCTGCACATTTCCGCCATACGCAGGGCAGTTGTTCCGCCGCCACCACGCCATCGCCTCACCCAGCGCCTCGTCATACACGGCTTTGTCGTTGCCGTACAGCGCCGTTTCGTTGTTGTAGTAGTCAATTTGGCTGCACAGATACAGCACATACACCCGGTCATACGGGGAAGGGAGCAGAAGCTCCCCGTCCCCCGTAGGCCAGTCGTGTACGCGGGATTCTGTGCATAACCGTTCCCCGATCTCCTTATCCAGTCCCATCACCCACGCCGCTTTTTGCTCGTCGCTGATGGTATTCATCCGCAGCTCATCAGCCTTGGAGATCGTTTCCGTCACCGTCATGCTTTCCCTCCTTACTGTCCCAGCAGCTTGCCCCAAGTCCCCTTCCCGGCGATACCGTCAGCGCCGAGGCCGTACTTGGTCTGGAACTTCTTCAGCGCCGTCTCCGTGCCGCTGCCGAAGTCGCCGTCCGCACCGGCCGCGCCGCAGGAAAAACCGTAGGCGATCAGCGCCGCCTGTAGCGTCTTGACGTCAGCCCCGGTCATGCCCCGGCGCAGGACACGAACCTGCATGACCTCGTACTCCACCTGCACAGGCACCGGCTCCGGGGTGTTCTCCCCGGGGACGAACTTGACGCCCAGCGCATTGCACAGCCCCTTGGCGATGGTCTCGCCAATCAGGGTGGTGTTGTCAATGATCCACTGGGCAACACTGGGGACATCGTGGAAGTCCGTCTCGATGTATACCGTGGGCGCGGCGGGGTACCTCACCTCGTAAAGGCTGGGATATGCCCGGATAACGTCCGGCGCACCCGGCGTCAGAGGCCCCAACACATCCATCACCGCCTTACAGGCCTTGTACCCGGCGCTGTTTTTGTCGACGATGTAGTTGCCCTTGGCGTCCTTGGTGCTGCTGTAGCAAAACAGGTGCGTACCGCTGGCTTTTCCATTGCAGGCGTTGGAATGGATGGGGACGTGCAGGTCAGCCCCAAAGCGGTTGGACGCAGCCACGCGGTTTGCCATCGTATCGTACTGCCCCAGCATCACCTCCACACCGGAGCGCTCCAGAGCGACCTTGCAAGCCTCTGCAATGCGCCCGCACTGGATGGCCTCGGTGGTGTCGCCCACCGCGTAGGTGTTCCGCCGCTGGTCGCTGGGGGACAGATACACCCGCTTAGCCATTGTTGCCAGCCTCCTTGTGATACTGTGCCGTGGAGATGCACAGCACCGCGCCGAGGAACGTGTCCACGGCGGTGATAGTAGTCACCACCTCGTCGGCGTAGGGCCACGCCCACACACCCGCCAGCGCCGCGTACAGCGTGGCCACGGCAGGCATAACGATGATGACCAGCCACTTGAGGATGTCGTATACCTTGTTGTTCAGCTTCATAACAAATTCCTTTCCGGCGCGTCTGCGCCTGTTCCATTTTATGCCTCACCGTATGGGCAGCTTCCGCACTTCCTCCATGACGCGCCGTGCGCTGCCGTTGCCGCCCATCTCCTCATACGGCTCGTAGAGATACACCTGTAAATTCTCGTACTCGTCCTGCGTGACGTAGCCCCGCTCGATGTACACCATTCCGAGGTGAATGATGCGGTCGTGGGCCAGCCCTACCAGCATCTTCCGCTGCGCCTCGTCCGCCTTGCTGCGCTTGGCCGTCAGCTCCATCCGCTTGAGGATCACCTTGCTCACCACGCCCCACAGGGCAGTGGAGGTCAGCAGCGCCACGATGACGGGTACGCCTATGTTCTCCCATGCCTCCATCTGGTCACCTCCTTACACCGCGCCGTATGCCTCGCCGGTGATCTCGGCGTACTCTGCCGCCGTCAGGACTGCCTTGGTTACGGCGTTACGGACCATCTCCTGCGTCCACAGGCCAAATTTGTACCACGCTTTGATCTTCTCTTTCATGATTTCATCCCTCCACCAAAGTGTCCGTCATCATGGCGGTATACGTCACCTGCGCCTCCACCCTGTCCAACTGGGTCGGCACGGCAACCGTCTCCACTGGGATCTCCTCGCCGTCCACGGCGGACACCACCTCCAGCCGTGTAAAGGCGGGAAACAGTGTCTTTTCGCCGTCCATGACCGCCTCGTGGGAGACCTCCGCTGTCTCGATCTCCACCCACGGGAATTTCTCCGGCAGCGGCACTTGGTCGGTGTTCCAGTAGGCCTGTCCTTCCTGCATATCGCCGCCGCACTGGAAGGCGCGGCTGCCGTCTGCGTTCTTTTCGATATGAATAAACATTTCCATGATTGCTGAACCTCCTTAGAAATTGAGGATTAAGATATTAAGGTGTGCACTAAATGTTGCACCATTTTTCGCAATAATATTTAGTTTTCCGTTTGACGGGATGTGAACAGCTAATGCAGTGTCTTGGAAAGAGCTACCCACAGTACTGGCACGGAACTGCACAAAACATGGGTAATTAGCTTTGATAGCATTATTACTATACTCGGCTATACCATTTGTAAATGTAACATTTACATTCCAAACGGCAGTAATGTTCGCCCGCGTCAAGATTCCATATCCGTTCAGCTGCACATAGCCGGAAGGCGTCTCAATGATGCGGCTGGTATAGTCGGCGGCGTTGTTGTTGTAGTGGAAGTCGATGTAGCCGCCATGTCCGGCAGTCGTGCCGGGGAAAAGCTCGATCCCGGCGGGGCTGATTGCAGGGGCGCCGATGTTGTCCCGTGCCTGCTGCTTCTGCGCGTCCGTCAGCGTTTGGGCTGTGTTGTACTTGACGGCGTTTTGTACGTCGGCAAGATCACGCCCAAATTGCGCCTCAGAGCCGACATAGCCACTATCAGATGCCGTTTCGTATGCGCTTTTCCCGTCAGCACCGGGGTCTCCCTGCGCACCGGGCGCACCGTCCTTCCCGGGAAGACCGCGTTCGCCCTGCTTTCCCTCTGCACCGGCTGGGCCTGCCGCGCCTTGTGCGCCCGCCGGGCCGACCACCAATCCCAAATCAATTTCAGGCATTTTTTGTTCCTCCTTACACTGTCAGTATTAAATGGCCAGCGCTGTTAATGGATAGATTCGGCGGTACATTACCCGTATAAGACAGGATCAGATGTCCGGTCTCATCGATCCGAAAACCATACATACCATCCGCCTCGACCAACACGCCAGCTGGGCCGGTATCGCCCTTTTCTCCGGGCGCACCGTCCTTGCCGGGCGCACCGTCCTTGCCGGGCGCACCGTCCTTGCCGGGAATGCCCTGTTGCCCGGTGGCGCCCGTCGGGCCGGTTTTCCCTTTTCCGCTGATGCTGCTTTTGTAAAAGCTGCCGCTTTCCGGATCCCATAGCATCCAGTATCCGTCGCCGCCTAAATAAGGGTATTTCCCAACGGCGCTTTCCGCCTTTGCCGCGTCCTGTTCGGCTGAAACGGCATCCCGTCTGGCGCTTTCCGCGCTTGCCGCCGCGTTCTTTTCACTTTCCCTTGCGGCATTGGCGTTATATGCCGCGCTGGTTTCACTTTGCTTGGCGGCATTTTTGCTTTTCTCGGCCTCTTCGGCGGCGGATCGTGCATCCGCTATCGTCCCGATGATCGCTTCGATCTGTGTCTGCATCTGCGCTGCCTGTGTAGGCGGCACGTCCTGTTCCGTTTCTGCGCTGCCGTTCCACTTGCTTTCACCCACCGTAAAGGTGCCGTATACCGCCGTAGTCGCCCGGGCCTCTTTCCCGCCGGAAGCCTCTGCGCCCTTGATGGCAAGCGCCATATCTCCCGCGTACTTTTTTGCCCCGTTTGGCACCGGCACAAGGTAGACGTTGGTGGTACCGCTCTCCAGCATTTGTGCAGCCAGCAGCACCTCCACGGTGCTCTCACCCAGCGCATCGCAGAACTGTACCGTTTTCGCCAGCCCATCCCACATAGGCGAGAACTCCATCCGCAGCACCACATCATTGTGGCTTCCCGCCGCGCCGATCAGCACTTTGTCACCGGCGATGTATTCATTCTGTATTTTCAGCGGGATCGTTCTTGTCATGTTTCACGTCCTTTCTGCTGAAAGACGGCGCAGCAAGTCAAAAGGGAAGCACCCCTTCTGCCTTGCTGCGCCGTGTCACAGCCGTTTTCGTGTCTCGCGGTAGTATGCAGTTGTCAGTTCAGCTGCGCCTTGACCGCCTCATATTCCCGGCTCTTCTGCTCCAGCATCTCCGCCGTCGCCGCGTCCTGTGCCATCGAGCGGCGGATGATGTTGTACACCTCGCGGGGAATGCGGACGTGCTTGCCGCGCTGGATGCGGTACACCTTGCCGTTCCAGCCCACCACGATGTCGTCCTTGTACCGGTCGTCATCCTTGAACGCCCAGAACGGCACCATGCCGTCGTCGGAGGCTTCCCCTGCCGCCATGCCGCGCATAACGGCCTCGGCTGCTTTCGCGGCCTCCTTGGCATCCTCCGCCTCCTTCTTGGCCTGCGCCAGCGCCTCGTTGGCTGCTGCCAGCGCCTTTTCCATCTCCTCCGGAGTTCTCTGCTTCTTGTTGTCAGCCATGCTCATTCCTCCTTGCATTTTGGGTATGCGGAGGGGAATGACCCCCTCCGCGTTACCGTCAGTTCATCGCGCCGCTCTCAAAGGTGGAGGCGGATTCGATGCGCACCATGTACTGCTCCACCAGACGCTCCGCCACCTTGGTCAGCTTCCAGCCTGCGGTGGCACGCTGATCCAGCGGGTCAGCCGTACCGGCAGAGCCGCGCTGCTTGACGATGTGCTGCAAGCCGCCGCCCTCCAGCTCCGTCACGCCGTAGGCGTCTGCGCCGAGGATCAGGGTAGAGTACACGTCGCGGCCATTTGCGCCGCCCTCGCCGGGATACACCACCGTGCCGTCGGTCACAGCGGCAGGTGCCGTTTTCGTAGTGATGGTAGCGGCTCCGGCAGCACCTGCGGCAGCAGATTCCACCTCCAGCAGATCCTTGCCGATCAGAATGTCTCTGCCGGTCAGCGCCTTGGCCTGCTTGTCGGTGAGCTTTTCCTTGATGGTAATTACCTTCCCGGTCGCGCTCTTGGCGGTCAGGTTGCGGGCGCTTTCCTCGGCGCCGTCCTCGATCTTCAGGGGAGTGGCGTGGAAGATCTTTGCCTCCGTGGTTTCCACAAAGCGCACACCCTCGATCTTGCCGATCTCGCCCTCGTAGATGCCGTCGGGGTCGGAGTAGGTCTTCACATCCACCCACTTCTTGTCGCTCATCAGGTCATAGGCGGTGTCGGGATGGATGATACCGGCAAAGTAGCCGTTGATCTTCTGGGCGTTCATGACCTTCAGGGCGCGTACAGCCTTGCGGATGTCGTCCACCGTCAGGTACTTGTTGTTCTCGGCGGTGCTGTCACCGCCCACCAGCTCAGAGCGATCCTTCGCCCCACCGGCGTACACCACGTTGGTGCCGCCAGCCAGCACCTCGCGGGTGATGGTGTCGCCGGTACGGCCTGCCTGAGATGCCAGCAGGCGGGTGGCCTGCACCAGGTTGTTGTCGATGGCCGTCAGCTCCAGAATATCGGACAGCTCGATGTAACCGCCGTACTGCTTGATGGTGGCGCGGATCACGCCCATGCTCAGCTTCTGACCGGCGGGGGTCACACCTTCTGTCAGGGGAACCAGCGCCTTGGGCAGACTGTCGTACTTTCTGAACTCGATGGTCTTGCCGCTGTTCTTGGGGATGGGGTTCTTCTGGCCAAACTGGTCATGGATCAGCTCCGGCTCGGCGAGGTTGATGAGGCGCATAGAGTAATACACCTTCATCTCGTCGCTGAGGCCGGGATCCAGCGTGGTATTGGTGTATGCGTCAAACAGGTTCAGCACCACCGGCATCAGGTACAGGTCGTTGTAAATTGCGTTCATGTAATAGCTCCTTTCCGCATATCGCAGCGGAGCCGTAGGTCAAAAGGAAATGCGTTCGCCTCTTGCTACTCTCCGCTCGATCTCCTCAAAGTCCGCTCTCGTCAGCTTCGAGGGATCCGTCTTTGTAACAAACGCGCTGTTGGAGCTGGTGCCGTTCTCACTGGGACGATTGCCCTTGGCCCGGATGTTGTCGGCCACCTTCTTCTCCGTGCTGGCGGCAGCGGCCTGTACCGCGTTGCCCATCAGCTCGTCAAAGTGCAGCACCTTGTAGGCGTGCTCCATCGGTGTACCGGCTTTCAGCAGGTTCACAAACTCGTCGTTTTGCAGCTCCTGCACAAGGTCAAAGTTCTGGTACATGGGATTGCTCCTCATGGCCTCCGCCTCCATGTACCACTTTTCGCTCTGCGCCCGGATCTGCGCCTCCTGCTGCTGCATCTGCTGGCCGCGAAGCAGCTCGGCGTTCTCCCGCCGCAGACGGCGAAACTCCTTGTACTGCTCCTCGCTCATGCCCGCCTCCTCGGCGGCTTCGCTCCAATAGGCGTGGTCGTTGTCCACGGCCTCCAGCAGACGCTTTGCGTCCCCGTCCGCGATGCCGTAACGCTCCATCAGCGTATCCAACACCGGCTGGTAGGACTGCATCCGCTTCTCCGTCTCTCGCGCCTCCTTGAAGCGCCGGTCAATCATCCGCTGTGTCTCCTGGGTGTACAGATCCTTGTACTCCCCGTTGATCAGCTCCCGGAAAGCCTTTTTCTTGGCCTCCAGCGCGTCGGACGTGGTCTCCACGTCCTTCACCTTATCATCAGTCCCGGCGTCGGACTGTACTTCCGTCTGGCTCTCCGCCTGTTTGCCGTACTTGACGTTGGCCAGTGCGCCCGATTTGCTCTGGCGGGTGGTACCGGAGCTTGCCTGTGTATCGCCCTGTGCGGTGGCAGCTGTCGCCCCACCGCCGCCCTCGCCGTCAAAGAGGCAGAGGGAGATTCTGTAAAGGTACATATCTGTTCCTCCTTTGATTCGCGGGCATATCGCTCCCGTGCAGCGCTCCCTATCCACCCTTGCGGCGGGCGGCGGCTCTTTTGCCGCCGTCACACCGCGCAGGCAGGGAGGAAGTATCTATATCATAGAAAGGGGGCGCGGTCTCCCGCACCCCTAAAACGAAAAATATTTTTATTTTTTTTCGATTTTTACGGAGATCGCCTCCGGCTTTGCCATTTCCAGCTGCAAAAAGCCGATTTCCAGCAGGTCATACAGCCACCTTCCGCCGTGCCAGCGCAGGTACGCATCCCCGCTGTCCAGCCGTTCCAGCACCAGCTCCACCTCCTGCGTGTTGTGCAGCCAGCCCGCCGCCGTGTACAAAAGACAGCTTACCGCCGCACACACGTCAGGGTATCCCGTGGCGTGTCCCTTGCACCTCACGGAGCAGCTGTCCCCGTGATGCAGTGTTACCTCCGTCATACGCTGGGCGTGCTCCGCTTTGCCAATGCCTGCCCGTAGCCGGTCATAGGCGTCTGCGCCTGCATGATGCCGCTTGCAAGCTGGCTGGTGGCCTCCGCAGCTGCACCGCCGCCAGTCTGCGCCGGTGCAGCGCCCGCGCCCTCCTGCGGCAGAATAGCGCCCGTCAGCATGGCGATCTGCGACTGCATCTGCATCAGCATATTCAGCAGCGTCTGCCCCTGCATCACCTTTTCCCGCACGGTCTGGATGCCCTCAAAGTCCATCATCTCCAGCGCCGTCAGACTGGCCTGCGCGTTGTCAGGATTGAAAAATCCCAGGGAGTACAGCTCCTTTGCCCGCTCGTTCTGCTCCATGCGGGAGAAGGGATTCTTTTTCTGCGCCTTGATTTTCAGGTCGAACACCGGCTTACGGAACATCTCGTTGCCCATTGTGTCCAGCCACGTCACCTGATCCTGCAAGCCCGCGTTGTCAAAGTCCACAAACTGATACTCGTTGCCCTCGCCGGTAATGCGAAAGCTGCGGCGCACATCGTAGAATTGCCGCATCAGCTCCACGCACAGCGTGTTGATCTGGGTATAGGCGCGGTAGCTGGCAGCGATCATATCCCGGCTTGCCTTGTTTCCGGCCTCCTGCAAGGCGGCAATCGCCGCTGCCGCCGTCACGTTGGTGGTGCCTCCGGAGTTCACGTCCCGGTTCGCCGCCGTGTCCTTCATCTCCTCGATCTTCATCTGCGCCACCGTAACGTAGATATCGGAAAGCGGCTGGGTGACGATCTCCTTGATCCGCTGGTCGCCGATCTCACCGTTGACGTGTACCAGAGGCCGGTTCCAGTCGATAAACTCCTGCTCGTTGATGGCCGTACTCTCCGACACAAAGAAGCGCTTTTTAGTCGCCATCATCGCGTTTTCCAGAATGTTGGCGCTGAGCTTGTCAATGTACAGCTGGGGGTCTTTGCAGATCGCCACATATCCAAAGCCGATGGGTGTACCCTTTTCCGGGTACATGACATCCAGCACAACAGGGTACATACCGTGGTCGTAAAAGCCACGCTCCCGATACTCCGGATCATTCTCGCTGGCGTACAGCAGGGTAGACCCCACAAACTTGACGTAGTGCAGCGCCGTCCTGCCGCTGGGCGTTTTGACCTTGTAGTACCAGTCCACTACCACGCTTTTCTCGCTGGTATCCACGGTGTCGTCGTAGATGTACTCCTTTACGTCCACGACCTTTCCCTTCTGCTTGCCCTTAAGCTGGGGGTACTCGCTGTCCAGCAGGTCGTTGTCCACAAGATCCACGATAAACAGATTCCGGCTCTTCTGGATGTCCGTGATCCCCGGCTCCCAGAACAGGTTCAAAAGGTCGATGTCCCGAATCTCGATGTCTCCCAGCCCGTTGTCCTTCTTGCTGTCCCAGAACACGCCGTACACCGCCGTGCCGTGCTTCAGTTTTTCCCACCAGTTGTCGGAGTACACCTGCTCGAAATGGTTGTACTCCTGCACCACCGGCAAAATCTGGCTCAGCGTCTTTGCGCTCTGCTCGTCGCTCTTTTCACGGGGCAGCACCACCGGCTCCGGGTAGTTGTCCATTGCGTCCGCGTGCTTATTCTGGATGGTGTTAAACAGCCACGCCGACGTAGGCTTGGGCTGGGGAGGGGAGGAGAGGACTTCCTTGCCGCTCTTGTCCACCAGCTTGGCTTTGCTCTGCCCGATGCCCTCCCAGTGCCGTAGCTCCCACCACAGCTCGTCGTTGACCACCCGGCTCTCCAGATTGCCCTTGCCGCGTTTATACCGCGTCAGCAGGTCGATCCCGCGCTCCACGTCCTTTTCCGTAATGGTGGGCGTGTCGTCCGTCCGCTCCAGCAGCATTGCCGCCATCTCCGGCGGCATACCGTCCTCCGGCACGATGCCGGGGATGCCGTATCTCTCCATATCCTTTTCCCCCTTAATAGGTCTGATAAAATGCGTACCGGCTGGGCCTGTACTCGTCCTCCGTGTCCAGCGGAGAATAGGGCCGCTCCACAATGTGTCCCATGTCCCTTGGCCCGATAGGGTTTTTCATACAAACATACCGCAGCTGGTCGTAGATATGATCCTCGCCGTCCGTGTCGATGTCCTCCACGTCCGTCTGGTCATAGACCAGGTTTGGCACCGTCCGGATGAAGTTTTTGCAGGTGTTGAACACATACAGCATCGGCACGCCGTCTCCGTCGAACGCCAGCCGGTGGTGGATCTGCATCTTGCCGTTGATCCGCGCATGGTCGCCCTTTTCAAAGTAGACGCGCTCCCGCTCCATCAGCGCGCCCACGCTCTCCGTGCCGTCGCTCTGCCAGATCGCCGGGTCTCCCACGCGGTGTATGTCCCGCCCCCGCAGGTTGGTGTCGTCTGCCTCGATCCGTCGTATCTCCTGCGCCACCTTTGTAGGCTCCCACATCACGCCACGGTTGGGCGTCCCGTTGCAGCCGTAAAACTCCCGGATATGGTACATTCGCCGGTTTCTGTCAACCGCGTACCACCCCACGGAAAACGGACGGGAATAGCCCCAGTCCAGCCCGCACCAGATCACCCAGTCCTCCGGGATGCGGAATGGCTCGATGACGTGGGTCTGCTTCCTGTCCAGATAGTGTTCCCGGTCGTTTTTCCACTCCGTGAACACCTGACCCTCAAAGCTGTCCCAGTTGCCGTACAGCAGGGCGTTACGCTCCGCCTCCGGCATACTGGCCAGCCGCTGCACATACAGAGGGTCATTCTCCATCAGAATCTTGTTGTCAAACACCGACGACGGAACGAATATCCGCTGCTGCTGCCCCGTGTGTTTTTTCCCGTCCGGCGTATACCACACCGCCTCCTCCGTGATGGGCTGCATCGGCGGTGCCGCCGTGATAAACCGCTCCTTGACCCATCCATGCCCGATGTTGCCGGGGTTGGCGGTGGAGCGCATATACACCCGTGTACCCGCCCCGTTGGGACGGTTACGGGATTTGAGGTAGTCGTACTCCTCCTGCGTAAAGTGCGTCAGCTCGTCGAACGCGATAAAATCATACGCCTGCCCCTGATACTGTATCTTGTCCTGCGGCCTGTTCATGCTCCCGAATACGATCTGCGCACCGGAGGGAAACCGCCATGTGTGGTTGCTGCCGTTGTACCGCGCCTTTGGATACGCGCGGGGGTAGTAGTTCAGCGTCTTGTCGATCAGCTCCCGCAGCTGGGGAAACGTCTTGCGCAGGATCAGCGCCTTGTACCACGGAATATGCACCTGCCGCAGCGCCTCGATGACCAGCGCATCACTCTTGCCGCCGCCCGCCGCCCCGCCATACAGGGCTTCATACTCCGGTCTTGCCATAAACACGGCCTGCCGCTCCTGCGGCTTCCACACGATATCAGGCATCCGTCTTTACCTCCGGCATCAGCACCACGCCGCCACCGCCGCTGTCCGCAGCAGACCCCATCGTCGTCCACTTATCTATCAGTGTCCCGATTGCCGTCGTGATCTGGCTTGGCGTGGCCTCCGCCAGCTTCTCCGGGTCGTTCAGCACCGCCAGCCCTTTTCCAATGATCTGACACACCGTTTCCCGCTGGGCATCCATGTACGCCAGCACGTCCACCGTGTTCTCTTCCTTTTTTTGTTCGCACTTTTCCACAATGTCTGCATTCGCCCGCACCAGATTTTTTACGGTTGTCGCAGACACACCGTTGATCTTCGCGGTGGCGCAGTAGTTGTTGGTCTGCACATAGTCCGCCAGTATTTTCTTTTTCTGACGGTCTGTCAGCCGTGCAGCCATTGTCACCACCTCGTTTTCCTAACGCAGCGGCCTCCCACCACTGGCCTTTGTCATTGGCACGTCCGTACCCGGCTTTCGCCTCACCTGTATTCACGTCTTCCCGGGGAAAAGAAATGAATCGGCACGGGCAGGTTGCCCCTGCATATCCAGCATACCTATATGTATATCTCCCGCGCACCCCTCAAACGAAAAATTTTTTTAATTTTTTTATTTTCCCTCTTGACGTACCACGCATTGCGTGGTAGTATATAGACAGATCAAGAAACAGTGCAGCCGCACAGCGGCAGAAAGGGAAATATCATGAAGAAGGCTTTTTATTCCGTCACCTACGCAGTCTGGGGATCCAGCTTCCGCCGGGAGGCATGGTTTGACAACAAGGCCGCAGCGGACGCCTTCGCCGCGCACGATTTCCGGGACGCCCCGGTCGCCCACACCTACCGTAAGGCGGACAGCATCCGCGCCGCCGAGGATCGCGTGGCCGCTACGGCAGCAGAGCTGATCGCCTGATAGTAGTAACGCTTCGGGCGGGGATGATCCACTCGGCCCCGCCCATGAACATTTTTAACAGGAGGAATAGAGCATGGAGATCAACACCCACGGACGGAACATCAACAAGGAGACATTGGCCAACGCCTCCAACTCCACCAAGGGCCTTGGCTCCCGCACGGGGGAGTATGTGGAGATTTTTTACGACAAGTCCACCGGCGATGTCTGGTGCAAGTACCACTGGGACCGCGAGGAATTGACGGTCTACCACGACGCTGACGTTACGAAGGTCGGTATTGCGGTACGATACAAGACCCAGCAGCAGATCGCGGACATGATCGACAATACCCTGACAGAGGACGAGCAGACCGAGCGCGAGAACGCCGCATATCTGGCGGGCGGAACATGGTCATGATGGTGCTTGACATTTCCTGCGCAGCGTGATAAACTATTTTTGTCGGATGCAAGAGGCGCTTGCATCTGGTGCGGCGCGATCCTGCCGCCGTGGATTTAAATGGTGAGAAGGGCAGACCCTTCAAACACAGGAAAAGCACCGGTTGCCGGTGCTTTTCCTTTTTTTACAATTTTCGCTATGAAAGGATATTAACATGACAGACAAACTGTTTTGCGCCCTATTCGCCGCAGCACTCACCTCCGCCGACCGCGACGCTTTCATTTCCGACTGGTCGTTGTCCTCCGTCTGGGGCGATGCACCAGACGCGGACATCCCCGCAGACCGCATCGACCTGCTGGCGCGTCTCTGGGACGCCGCCCACTTGGCGATCCGCGACATCCGGCAGCACACCGGCCTATCCCAGGCGGCCTTTGCCACCCGGTACTGTATACCCACCCGCACGCTGGAGGACTGGGAGCGCGGCGTGAGGAGCTGCCCAGACTACCTTCGCCTCCTGCTGGCACAGTCGACCGGCCTCTACGCGAGGCCGTAACGCAAAAGAGGACACCATGCAGGTGTCCTCTTTTTTTATAGCATTTTTACGTCCTCATGAAAAACCGTCTCCCGCACGCAGATTCTTAAGCCATTCTGGGGCTTCGTTCATGTCAGAACTTCCGCCCCAATGCGGCCATAATCTTCTTGTCCACTTCCGTCAGTGTAACCAGCGCGTATTTCAAGTCATAATCCATCGGAGGAGGCCACGGCAAATCGCACTGTATAATATCCTCCGGGAAAAACGTCTCCCGCACGCCCTTGCACTCCGCCACGATGTAGCACCCCTTTGGATGCACATACACCACCGTCGCCTTGCGCACAGGGTACCAATTGTCCTTTGTCGCCCCGGCACCGGGGAACGGCTCCGGCATCGTCAGAAACCGCGCCTGGATCATATCACCCTTCTGCATTGCCACCGTCCTTTCGTTCTCCGTAACTGCAAAAATCGTCATACCCGCTGGCAACCATCCGGCATCTGTATGTTTTGAATTTTTGACAATCCCGGCATCGCAACACCTTTACCGCATCCTCCGTCGGCGCGTTGTCTATGTCCTCTGCATCTACATAGTCAAAACATGCCTCCTCCCCATCAAATTCTTGCCGTTCCAGCTTGTCCGCATCAATCAACCGCATCGTTGTCACCTCCGTCCATCTTCGCGCCGCAGTTGGGACAGCGGGGCGAATCAATTTCCCAAATGCCGAACTCTGTCCTTATCGACCTTACTTCACCGCGATCTCTACAATGTGAGCAGGTTGCGATCATGCGCTCACCTTCGTTATACCTTGTGATGTATACCCACTTCCCGCGTACTACCGGGGAAACATCAGCGGCGGGAAGTTTCAATATATCCATCTGGATAATCGACAGCATCCTATTTTGAGCCACACTGTTCTCCGGCTTACGCATCCGCAAAACAGCTTTTACTGCCGCTGCTCGTTCAATGCATTCAGCCATCCTCCTTAGCCTCCTTTTTCAACCAACACAGCCACCCATATTGGCAACTGTAAAACTTCAAACTCCCATCTGGACGCATTTCGTGCAACGCTTCGCACTCTTGTCGTTGCACTTCGTCCAAAAAACGAGCCAGTTCTTCATCATTCATGTTCCGGATACAATCTGCATTTGTCATCGAAATTCCTCCGCATAGCACCAGCTCTGGGGCGGGCGCTTAATATGACCACTTTCGCATGATGCACATCCAAATTCATCGCACACTTTGTCTATGCAGTTTTCAAACGGGCGCGAAAACTTGCTCAGATCCTTCGGCGTGTCGTAGATTTTCAGGTTGGAGATATGCCAACCGTGGCCCTGGTAATGTCCAAGATAGCCGTGTAACTCATCGTCTGTCATAGCCACACACAGGCCACACTTTTCTTCGGCAGCTTGCTTGTAAACGGATAGTCCCCCGGCCTTAAAAAGAAAATCCGTACTGTCCTTGTCAATCTTGTAAATCCGGTCGCAGATAAACTCGCCAATGACTTTGCCTCCGCCATAAAACTGCGGCTTCGGATAATCCGTTGCAATAAAGTCCTCGTGCGGGTACTTCGGCAGTGTGCAATAGATATAGCACTTAAACGGCGTTTCCAGCTTCGGGCGCGTCTTTCTGACCTCAATGGTCTTTTCGCCTCTGGCGATCTTCTCGCACCACTTCGGGCGAATGCATATCATCACGGCCTTGCTCATTTCTTCGCCTCCAACGCTTTTTCCGCATCCTCGCGGGTGAGGAATACGGTCTTGCCGATATGGTTGATCTCGTAATCCCTCGTCCCGTTGATTTTGCGGGTATCGAAAAGCAAATTCACATATAACCCGTGGGAATACATCTTCATGCCATTGACGTAGGCATCTAATGGTTTTTTTAGCAATTTACCCGTCCACGGATTTCTTGTTACCCATACCGTATCGCCAACCTTGCGCGGCGACACCATCAGCCGACCGTCCTTGTCGGCCTCGGCCATCTCGCGCAGGCGGGCAATCGGCAAGCCGTTAAATTCCTTGATCTCCGAAATTGCCTTGCCCAACATGGACAGTTTGAGTGCCTCTACGCTTTTTGGGGACAGTCCCGTGTCCTCGTAGGCGGCGAGGCGCAGAAACCGCTCTACTGGTATACTCCGCTGATACCCATTTGCAAGGCGGCGCTCGTACCCTTCTCGTTGTGCGTCAGCTTCGCGCTTATTTGTCAGTCGTTCCATCACGTTTCCCTCCATCTGCACCCGTCACAGGCGCCCTCGTGTGCCTGTTTGTACTTCCCGCAGTATTGGCACAGCTCGTTTTTCATGGCGTGCAGTTCGCTTTGTTCCTCCTCCACCGCCACGGCCTTGGCAAACTGCGCCAGTCCCTCGCTCATCTTCTCAATCTGCGCGTCCCGCCGCAGTACGGTATCCCGCAGGGCGGTGTTTGCCTGCAACAGTGCATCGATGTGCCGCTGCTGGTTCTCGATCAGGTCAGCGGCGGCGGTATTTTTCTTCTGACTGCAATACTCATCGAGGCTGCTTGTGCCAAAAAACGCGCAATTCCCCTTGCAATTTGCTTCCGAGATTGCACAGCACCGCAGCGCGGTCACGATCTCATCTCTTGTCATGTCATTCCTCCCCTACAAGTTTCATAAAACATCCCCAAAATGTCTGTGATTTCTTCCCGCTATGATGCCCGAAAAGCGGACGTTCTCCGATTGCTGCCCACACATCTGCGGCTGGTATCTGAGTTTCAGCCCATTTGAAAATCAGTACGCCGTCAGGCTTCAATACGCGCATACATTCTCGAAATCCGTCATGCAGCATTTCGCGCCAGTTCTCGCCGAGCTGTCCGTACTTCTTCCGCATCCACGCATTTTCTCCAACGCGGCGCAGGTGCGGCGGATCAAAAACGACAAGAGAAAATGTGTTGTCCAAAAACGGAAGATCCGTAAAATCACACTGTATGTCTGGATGCACGACGCAGGTTCGTTCTGAATCGCGGTTTGTGCTCTTCCAAATACCCGTATATTCCTCGTCCCGCGCATCGCAGTAGATTGCGGCAGGATGGCTTTTGTTAAACCATATCGTCCGAGATCCGCAGGTGACATCAAGAATTTTCTTTGTCATGTCATTCCTCCTCTGGAAAATGTTTCTTTGTCACCGCGATAGGAAACGGCTCGATCTCGCTTGCCCACCGCGCCGTACCTCTGCCGTGTATGCGCTCCCAGATCAGCGGGAACCCCGCGATGCCATCAAACAAACTCCCCAGCGTTGCGTCCTCCGGCAGATACCGCGCCATGCGCCGCAGCATCCAGTCCCAGAAGGGAAGGGCGATGGAGTTGCCCAGCGCCTTGTACCGTGGGCTGTCCGCGTCCTTGTGCTTCTTTCCCTTTTCGTCCGTCCACTCGCCGATGTCCGTCCAGTGATCGGGGAATCCTTGCAGCCGTTCGCATTCCATCGGCGTCAGGCGGCGCACCACCATGTTCTGCACCGGGTATGTCTCTGCGTCCTCCCGATAAGCGCAGTTTGCCTTTGCCCGCAGCGTGTGCGCCACATCCGGGGATGCCCCGCACACCAACATATCGTTGTATGCGTCCTGCCCGTTGTAGCTCCCTGCATGAGCGCCGGGGGAAAGCGTTCCTGTCACATCTTGGTATGTCAGCGGCACTTGGTTTCCGCCTGTTCCCATTCGTGCCTGCAAGCTGGGTGCCTGCTCCCCGCACTCGCGGATGACGTCACAAGCGTGTGTCATGTCCAGCGCCATCACTGCGGGCTTATTCCCGCCGCACTCCGCGTTCAGCGTGGGGGATGTTTCTTCCTCGTATCCGATGCTGTGCGCCTTTTCGCTGTTGCCCAGCTTAAACCCGACGCACAATACGCTGTCCCGTGCCATGCCGCCGTTCTCGTTGGCATGCAGGCTGTGCCATGCGCCATCCTGATCGTACACTCTTGCGCTCTGTGCATCCCAAGGATTCATGCACATTACCCCGTGGCGGTCGCCGGCGGTCAGCGTGGGGGATGGGTCGCCCTCTTTGCCGATGCCAAGACCGTTGCCGCTGCCATCGTGGTTGCGGCTCTCTCCGCCGCCCTGCCATCTGGTGGCTTTGTCGTTGATGGGGATAGCCGTTGCAAATACGCCATGCGAATGTGCGGCAGAAATGGTGTTCGCCGGGTCACCCGGTTCTCCTACGCCAAATCCTGTTCCGCGCCCTAACGCTTTGCAGCGCGTAGCCACCATCAGGTTAATAGGCGTGGGCGTAAAAATCGTCTGGTCGTTGCCGGTTCCAAGCGTTCCGCTTTTCTCCGTCTGCACTAACGCGCCTTTTCCTCCTCCGTCACAGCCCCCTGATGCGGACTGCATAAGAAGCACCTGCTTCAGCCGCTCCGGCAGGTCTTTCCCCCGCCGCTCCGCTCTCCGTAATATCCCCAGACACGCTTTCGCTGTCAAATTGTATTTGGGCAGCGGATTCACCTCCAAAATCTGCGACAACCGAGATTCTTCGGCGACGCTGTGGGGTCCCCAGACGGATAACATTTCCTGTACGGCTGTCTCGGATGGTTTTTCCCCAGTCTTTAGCGTCGTGAGTTCGCCAAGCGATAGACCACCCATCACCGTCAATGGCTCCTGCCCTTGTCCATTTCCACTTTTTCGGCAGTCCAGATAGAGAAAATCCTGGTTCTGCGATACGCGCAATTTCTTCCAGCACGGCGTGGAAGTCTTTTCCTCTGTTGCTGCTGAATGCTCCGACCACGTTTTCCCACACGAGATACCGAGGTCGGACCATGTCACCTGTCCGTCCATTCCTTTTGTCCGCCTCCCTCATTTCTTTTACGATGCGCACCTGCTCCATAAACAGGCCGCTTCGCGCTCCCGCCAAACCGGCGCGTTTCCCGGCGATGGAAAGGTCCTGACAGGGACTTCCGCCCGTCACCACCCACACCGGGTTGATCTCCGCGCCGTTGATATTGGTAATATCTCCCAAGTGCTTTATGGCGCGTCACCTCCTAATCTCCAAACACAACGCCGCACTCATCCTTCAGCACGTCCTTGATGTGCTTCCGCTTGATGCGGCCTTCGTTGATCTCCTGCGTGATCTTTTCCAAACACTCGTACAGGTACGCGATGCTGTGCGTGTCGCGGCTGTCCGGTGTCTCCTCCTGAACGTGCCAGCCGCACTTGTCGATCAGCGCCATCGCCACCATGTCCATGCACTCCTGCGTACCTCTGCGCTTGCCGTCCATAAAGATACGGTCGTCCCGGCTCAAATGCTGCTTGCCCATCACTCGCCCTCCTCCAGACGCACCACCTCGTAGCAGCCGTAGCTGCCACCGTGCCGGAACGCCTTACAAATCGCCGCACGGACATTCTGATATTTCCGCCCAGACAACTGCGCCAACTCCGCCGTGGTCGTACCCCACCAGCGGGGCAGGCGGTACTTATCACGGGTGACGATCATGTATACCGTGGCCATGCTCACACCTCCCGGATGGCAAATCCGTACCGATTGCGGAACAGCTTTGCTTTCATGGCATACTCCCGCGTCCGCACACCCTTCACGTCCTCCACCACCGGAAGCCAGTACCGCTGGCCGTAGCTGTCAGGAGCCGTTCTGCGCTCGTACACGAAGTCCGCGATGTAGTCGATACTTTTCACTCGGTCGCCCTCAAACGTCGTGTACGCCTCTTGCAAGCAGTACCGCACCTGCAATTTCAGCCCCCGTATCTCTCCGGCCTTTTGCAGCAGCATCAGCGCGTCGTATCGCTCCGCCTCCTTCTTGCTATCGAAAGTCAGCTTGCCGCGCCGCGTCTTCTGTGCCTTGTACTTGCTTGGTTTGCGCATCTTCTCCATGACCTGCTTCTGTGCCGCAGGCCCCAGCCGCATCAGATCCTCACTGTTCATCCAACAACCCTCTTTTCTCCAGTCCGCGCCTGCTCATGGTGTAGCGCTTGATCGTCGTCATTTTCTGCTCTTTTCCGCAGCGCTGGCACACGCCCTGCGCCCAGCCGTGGAACGCTGGCTCGATGATGTAATCCGCCGCCATCTCCTGCAAACAGGCCACGCACAGCCGCGCTCTGGCCACGCGCCAGATGCCTTTATCCATCCAGCGCCTCCTTGGCCTCCTGCCACGTCATCCCGTGTTCCCGTGCATAACGGGAGATGCGTCCCAGCTTTCGCTCCTTGTGGACGTAGTCCCGCATCCAAGCAAAACGCTCCATCGTGTCCTGTGCCTGTTCTTCCTGCGCCTGCTCCTCCTGCGGTGCAATGCCCATCGTGATATCCGCCACATCGGGGAAAAATTTATTGCGTCTGGCATAGGCGACGGCGGCGGCTCTTACGTCCGCGTAGCTGTAAGGCTCTAAGGCGATCTCCCACGCCAGCTTCATTTTTGTCGTGACCTGCTTGTTCGGCCAGAACTGGGAAAACAGGGTAAAAAGCTTCTCAACCTCGCATTTGTCCATTTCTTCCTCCTCCAGTAGTACATACTCCCGCCGCCGTAATATATAACATTCGTTCTCTTACTCTCCCTCTCTCTCTTACTCTCTCTCTTTCTCCCCCTCTTTCTCCTTGTGCGTTTGTTGTGCGTTTGTTCCACTTTTGTTATCCGTTTGATTCTGATTTGTTCTGGCGGTTGGCGGCTTTATTTCTGCCGCTGTCCAGTGTGGGGCGAATCAAATTAAACGCGACACTGGCGGCGGGGGAGAGACTGCTGGACGGCTCTGTTTCGTTCAGCGCATAGTCGCAGATCGCCAGCAGAATCTCCGCCTGCTGCTTTTTGGGGAGAGGCTGTATCGCATCCCAGTAGGAGCTGTAAAACGTGAATTGTTTGCGTTTCACACCGCCTCACTCCTTCTTCATCGCCCCGATGACGTAAACGCCGCGCTCCTTGTCCAGCGCCACCTGCACGGTGTAGTCTGTCAGCGCCTTCGTCACCAGCTCCGCAGGGATCTCCAGATGGTAGCCCCACAGTGTGTCGCAGTCCTCACGCTTCTCGCCAAACTGTACGGCACAGGCGGCGTAGTGCGCATCCACACCGCGCTTGAACGCCTCGATCACGCTCTCCGCGTCCTCGATGTGCTGCCGCTGGCGCTGTACGATGTTTTCCAGGTGCCGATTCTGCCGCCGCAGACCCTTGATCTCATCCTGCATCTTTCCCATTCTTTTCTTCCTTTCTCTCGTACTCGTCCGTCAGATGCCGTGCGATGGTGCAATGCTCCCACGCACCGGCACAAAATTGATTCATGAAGCGGGATGCCGCGCCGCCCGTCTCGAAACTGACGCGGCTTCCGCCCTCGCAGCAGACCCGCCGTTTCTCGCTGCTGGTGAAGTAGGGGCAGGTGTACCGCTTGTGCCAGTAATCCATGCCGCTTACCCCTCCCATCAGAACGGCAGATCGCCGTCGTCCTCGATCTCGGTAAAGCCGGTGGGTCGCGCCGCGCCGCTGTCCGCGTCCTTCTTGGCATCGCCAAAGTAGATGTTGTCCGCCAGCACCTCGGCGTTCCGGCGCTTGTTGCCGTCCTTGTCCGTCCAGTCCCGCAGCTGCAAGCGCCCCTCCACCACGGCCATACGGCCCTTGGAGAAATACTTGGATACAAACTCGGCGGTGTTGCGCCACGCCACCACGTCAATAAAATCCGTGTCCTTGGTGCCGTCCGCATTCTTAAAGTCGCGGTCTACCGCCAGCGTGAAGCTGGTGACGGCGGTGCCGTTCTGCGTCCTGCGCAGCTCCGGGTCACGGGTCAATCGGCCCATGATGAAAATCTTGTTCAGCATTTCATATCTCCTCTCATAAATAACTTTTTCCGAACTCGCGGCGGAAGTCCTCCTCCGTCCAGCCCTGCTCCTCCATTGCCTTGAGCTGCCCGTACCGCCTCAGACGCCGCATCTGGTCGCCGTTCTTGTGTACCGCGCCGCGCCCGTTCCGGTGACAGCGGTTGCCGCACAGATACACCACAAGGCCGTACTTCTCGCTCTTCTTCCGATTCGTACCACCCAGAATGTGGTGCCTCTCCAGCGGGTCACTTGGGTCGTTCCGCCCGCACAAAAAGCATCGCTTGTCGTTCATACGTTCACCTCTCCCCACCGGCTCACAAGGGCATCCAGCTCTCGCGGCGTCATGGTTTCAATGCCGACATCCCGGCAGTCCTGCACGATGGCGTCTATCAGCCGCGCCATCTGCTCCGTGTCGTATACGGAGCTGCCGTACCAGACGGTCACGTTTACGCAGCCCTTGATTTTGCTGGGGCCGGTATCGGTCATCCAGCCGATACCGTTCCGTTCCCAGCTCCGGCAGAACGCCTCCGCCGCCTTTTCCCGCAGGCACAGCACCTCGCTCACGCCGCCGATGCTCTGTATCTCCTGCCGGTATACCCTCTCTCTCGCAACGCCGTAGTGCGCCGCCAGCTTGTCCAGCAGCACCCACGCATACCCGTTGGCATCCAGGCTCCGCCCTTTGCCCTTGATGGTGGCGGTGTACTCCTTGCCCGGCTTCAGCGCATCACAGACCTCCATCGCCGCCTCCGGCGACTTCACACGCAGGCAGAGCCACGCACCCTCGCTGTCCTGCGACCAACGCGCCGCGTTAACCGTTACCTGCCGCATGGTTGTTCTCCGCTCTCATGCAGCCCCAGCAGAGCCGCTTGCCGTACTTCTTTACCGCGTTCTCTACGATCTCGTCGGTGGGATACACACGATCCCCGCACTTTATCGCCTTGATGGGCAGTCCGCAGCACTCACACAGCACCGCCGCCTCCTGCTTGTTCTCCGGCTTGTCATACTTGCTCTTGTCCGCGTCCCAGTACACGTCCGCGCCAAATCCAAGCGCCTTACAAGCCACAGAAATAGCGTCTGTCAGCGCCATCTTGAAGCACTCGTCGGAGGTATAAAGCCCGTTCTTCTCCTTCGCCACAAACGCACTGCCGCCCGTGCCGGGAATCGCGTCAGACCACACGCCGTCGGCCTTTACAAACAGGTCAATGTCCAGAAATGCGGCTACTTCGCCGTTCGCGCCCTGCTCAAGCCGCTTGTCAGTGATAACGTATTTCCATCCAAAGCCGCAGGGACCGAACTTCTCTGTCAGCGCCTTAATGCGCCACATGGGGTTGATGTCGGTCTTGCCTTTCAAGCGGCCCGCCTCGATGCGCCTTTTTGCGCTGTCCGGCACACTGCGGACTTCGTTGTAGATCGTCAGGTTATCCATCACTTCACCCCCATGTTCGACCGCGCACACAGCTCCGCACCGGTCACGGACATGCCGGACTTGAGCAGCGGCTCAATGTCCGTCTTACTCACCGTCGGCTGGGCATAGGTGATCTTGCCATCGTAGCCGTTGTCCATGCACCACTGCACCACCGCGTCCATGTCGGTGATCTCCACCGCCGTGCTCTTGCGGTATGTAACGGCACACTTGGCCGTCTGAAATGCCGCGCCGCCCAGCGCCCTTTCTGCGTAGTCCAGCAGCTTCTCCCGCTTGCGTTCCAGCTTTTTGCGCCGCTCGGCAAGCTCCTTCTCCTCCTCGCGGATGGCCTTTGTCTCCGCCGCCAGATTCTTTGTCCAGCAGAGTACGCCCTCGATCTTGGCGTCCCGCGCCATTTGCAGCGCCTCAAACGCATCAAAATCCAGCACCTCGCCGGTCTCCTGATCGATCAGGTTCTCCAGTTCCTGGTCGATGTGATACAAACTCATGCTCATTTCTGTTCCTCCCATGCGTCCACCGTCTCAATGCAAAACTCGCATCCAACGATGACGCCGTCCTTGTTCTTGTAGTAGGTGTCCGTCTCCTCCCCGCACACGGGGCAGACGGGCATATCGTAGTCCTTCGGCTCTAAGGGACGCTCCGGTTCCCAATACTGCATCACGCTTCTCATACCGGTCGCCCTGCCGCTTTCAGCACGTCCCGCATCGGCTTTCGCGCCTTAAGGATGGACATAGCCCGCGCCGTGTCCCGCTTGTACTGTCGGTACAGGTCTCCCAGCTCCTCTGTCTGGTAGTAGCCCTCGCCGTCGTTGCAGATCATCACGCCCTGCCGCTTGGCTTCGCTGACGGCCTTGCGCATCATCCGGTCGGAGGTCTGCATCGCCGCCGCCAGCTCCGCACGGCTGATGGCGTTTCGCCGCCCGTGGGGGATCAGCGCCGCAATGCGCTCCGTCTCCGCCGTCCGCTGGGGGATGTCGGCCTTGTCCTCGTCGCCGTACAGATATGCCCGACTGGTACGCAGTGCCGCCTCCAGCGCCGTCAGCACCTCCTCCGTGGGCAGACACACGCCGTTTTCAAACCGGCTCACCATGCAGGTGTCGATACGGGGATCCACCAGCTTCAGCACCCCGCTGACCGCCTCCTGCGTTAGCCCCAGCTCCAGCCGCCGTTCCTTCAATCGGTTCATTACTGCACCTCCACCCATTCCCCGTTCTTAACGGTGTACCACACGCCGGGTTTCAGCGTTTCACCATCCACAATGGCGGACAGAATGGCAGCGATATCTCCGTTCGTCTTTCGCTCTACGCAGACAACGGCGTTTCCAATCTCTCCCATTACGCGGCCATAAAAGCCAGCAGCCATAGCCACACAGCCGTTGCCGGTGGCGGATGCTGCGCCACTCCAGCCGGTGGCGGATGCTGCGCCCCTCTCGCCGGTGGCGGATGCTGCGCCCCTCCAGCCGGTGGCGGATGCTGCGCCACTCTCGCCGGTGGCGGATGCTGCGCCCCTCCAGCCGGTGGCGTGGTTTTCCTTTTCGCTGTTTGCCTTTTTGATGGCATTGTCAAAATCACACTGCGCTTTAACGTACTCCACCTGCGCCTTTACCAACCCCGGAATACCGATCTCTGCGCTCAATGTCAGTTTCTTGCCGACGCGCTTCGTGTCGTCACTGTGCATCTCGTCGCTGACATCCTCCAGCTCCGCCTCGAAATACCGGGAGCCATCGCCGGGCGCGTAGTAGCCCAGCACATCCAACGGCATCTCGCAGGCGTGAAGACCTCTTTCACAGAGTTTAGCGTCTCCATCCACTTCTGCCGTTTTACCAATCTCATATTGGAACCCACGGCATTTCATATCCTTATCAGTTGCCTTGTAAACCTTCATTTCCGTCCTCCCTTCGCGCCCTGTTGGATGCGCTTGTATGCTTTGCGCATCACGCGCCCCTTGTACTCCTTAAACTCGTTGTTCTTGACCCGCTCCGCGTAAGAGATGGCTTTCTCCGCCTCGTGCTGCTCCCAAACGGGACAGCCGGTGCGGCATCCTACCTGCCTGTTGGGGCATTCAATGGGGCAGTTGGTCATTCCCATCTCACCAGCACCCTTTGTACTCCGGCGCGGTGCGCCTCCTCGTGGGTCATCAGCACGTCCACCACAAATCCCTTCACGCCGGTATCGGCGGCGATGTACGTTTTCCCGCCGATAGTCACGGTTCTGCCCAGCGGGATAATGTCCGGGTCTACTGCCACCGCATCTCCGATGTTCACCCACCGTCCGGAGGCCGTCAGCACCTGCCCCGCCTCGTTGCGGTTGATGTCCGAATAAGGTGTGCAGCACGCGCAGTAGCCGGTGATGTCGCAGACCAGCAGATTCTCCGGAGGCTTTGCGGCGGACAGCACCGCCGACTGCACCACAGCGGACAGGGGAGGGGGTGCGTCCTCCGGCTCCTGCGCCTCCGGCAGCGTCAGCGCCCAGAGGAGGATACCGACAATAGCCAGCCCAAGCAGGATATTGAGGATCCAAAGCCGCCTGTTCCAACGCCGCTCCCAGCAGCGCCGGGAATACTCCCGCGCCCGCCTGTTCCGCTCTCTCATCGTCCCAGCGCCTCCACGCCCTTGACGATGGCCCAGCTCAGCCACGCCGCGCCGATAAACGCCAGCGCCCATGCAAACGCGCTCATTCCTCCACCGTCCTTTCCGCGATCCATGCGTCCAGCTGCTTCTTGAAGATCTGGAACACAGGACTTCGCTCCATCTCGATCACGATCCCAAAGGGATACACCCCCTGCTTGATGCCCTGCCGCAGTGTATCCGGCGATATGCTCAACCCGCGATCTCGCAGGTACTGTGCCGCGTCCTGCACCGTCAGCGCAGCGATCCTGCTCATTTCTTTCTCCTCTCGATGATGGCATCCAGCGCATTTTCCATGCGCTTCTGGATGTCCTTCGGCTTCTTCACGCCGTTCAGGATCTGGCACACATACGCCTTTCCGATCCCCAGCTCCGCGCCCAGCTCGGCGTAGGTAATGCGGTTGTTGTGCATCCTCCCGATCAGTCGTCCCGTCCATGCTTCCGGCATTTCTTATCTCCTTTCAAATTTATAGTTGCAAAAGTTTACTTTTCGTGATACCATAAAGTTGCCACACATCATGCATCACGACTGGCAGTGCCATCTGCGCTGCCTCATTAGTTCTGCGCCCCGCTGCCAACGGGCCGTCTCACCACCGCCCTTCATTGTTGCGTTTGTTACCTAACACGATGCCATTATATAGCTAACATTCGCAACAGTCAACACGAAATGTTGCGTTTGTACACTTTTGTATCCTTGCACAACAAGGAGGTATAAATTTTGTTTTATTTGACGTTTATTGAGCTATGCTCAAAAATAAAAAAGTCCCCATCCGCAGTCGCAGAGGAGATGGGATTCAAAAGATCAGTTATCACGCGCTGGAGAAACGGGACAGTCCCCCGCGATGCCAACTTGCAGCGCATCGCTGACTATTTTGGTGTTCCGGTCGAAACCCTGACCGCAGGGCAAAAAGAAACCGCGCCCACCGTTACCGATGAGCGCGATCTTGAGATGCTGTCTTTGCTGTCCCGCCTTACGCCGGAGCAGAAGGAAATGCTTCTCCTCCAGATAAAAGGGCTTTTGCCGCCGCAAGAATAATGTCCTTCTCCGTTTCTCCAAGCTGTACAAACAGCTCCATTAGTTTTTTGTCCATTTTCTCTCCCTTTCTTTCGTCAAATCGCATAGTTTTTTGCTCCGCGTTTGGCTATATATCCAAATTCATTTTCTTAACTTGTTTACATTCCGTGCAGTTTGTATAATATTGTCTGGAGGGGGTGAAAAGAATGCTATTTTTGATACTTTCAATCGTATTACCATTTTTTGCACTTGGAGTTATACCGTGGATTATAGCTGCGGTCGTCAAAAAGCCGACTTCCGGTTCATGGTATAAAAAACTTTGTATCGTTTTTGCCGTGTATTCCGCGCTTGGTACATACACATCCTCGATTAACGCCAACCAGCAAATCGATACCGTAATTCTAATTGTATTTTCCATTACATGGGGTATCGCTGAATACTGGCTATTAAAAACGATTGGTTTTTCCATATTGAAAAAAAGAGGAAAACTTGAGCAATCAGAGATGAAAAAATGAAACTTACCGACCAAAGCGCCCCCGCCGCCTCCGCAACGGCGACGGGGGCTTACAGCAGACACACCAACCATCACGCGCACCTGCTGCGGTTTCACCGTAACAAAACCGCATTAGGCAGGTCAACGCCGGAACAAGGCAGACCGACCCGTTGCGCCAAACCGAAACGGGGCAGGCCGCGCCCAGTTGAGGGAGGAATGAATACAAATGGAAGAATCTTTACAGGAGCTTTGCAGAGAAGCCAAATACCGAGAAAAGATGACGGCGCAGGACATATCCGACAATTCCGACGTTCCGCTGTCCAGCGTCAACAACTTTTTTTCATCGTCGTCCAAAATGCCGTCTATCTACACCGCTGGCCCCATCTGCCGCGTCCTCGGTGTGTCGATAGACGCTTTTTTTCATATTCAGCCAACACCCGATCCGTCCATAGAAGCACAACTTGCCCACGAACAGGAGATGAACCGGCTCCGCGTCAGAGCCATACGTCACAAGAATTATCTGATCCTCGGCCTGATGATCCTGCTTGCCATCGCCCTGGCATACGGCATTACCATTGATATGCTAAACCCCAATATTGGACTGTTCCAGAAATAAAACATCTGTTCTATTTGTTTGCTACCATTGTATATGACAAGTTTCTTGTTTTCAATCGGCAAGATTTACAAGATTCTTGTTTCTTCTTTGTGAGGTGTCCCTATGTCTACTTGTATTAAATGCGGCGTCCAACTGGTACCGGATGCCGTTTATTGCCATATCTGCGGGAAAAAGCAGGTCACGGCCTCCCGCAAGGCGCTGAAACGCCCCAACGGGGCCGGCACGGTGTATAAGATGGGCGGGCGGCGGTCGCGGCCTTGGGTCGCCGCAAAAGACGGCGTGTATATCGGGTACTACGAGCGGAAGACGGACGCGCTTGCCGCGCTGGATCGGCTGGCAGGCCGTCCGCTGGAGGAAAAATTCAATATGACCTTTTCCGAGGTGTTCACCGAATGGAAAGCCGAACACTATCGGGAGATAGGGGAGAAGGGCGTGGAATCCTACGACAGAGCCTACGCTGTATGTGCGCCGCTGCACAACAAGAAATTCCGCGACCTGCGCACAAAGGACTTTCAAGCCATCATCGACAGCAACATGGCAAAATCCAACTCCACGTTGTCCAAATACAAGCAGCTCATGACCCAGATGGCCCGCTGGGCCGTCCGTGAGGAGATCGCCACAACCGACTTTGCCAAATACGTCAAGCTGCCCCAGCAGGTAAAAAAAGAAAAAGCCATCTTTACAGATGACGAAATCGCGCTATTAGAAAAAGACGGCTCCGACGCCGCCAAGATCGCCCTTATGATGATTTACACCGGTATGCGCATTGGTGAATTGTTCTCCCTGCCGCTGAAAGACTACCATGAATCGTATGTGATCGGCGGCGAAAAGACAAAGGCCGGCAAAGACCGCGTCATTCCCATCCGACCGGAGGGCAGGAAGTATTTTGCATACTTCGCCTCCCGCGCCGCCGGCGACCTGCTTCTGTCCGGCTACGACGGGCAGCGCATCCCCGCCAATTACCGCAAGCGTGACTTCTATCCGTTGCTGGAAAAGCTCGGTATCCCAAAGCACACGCCCCACGCCACGCGCCACACCTTCGCAACATGGGCGAGAAATGCAGGCATCCAGCAGGAGATTTTGCAGAAGATCATCGGTCACGCAAGCTTCTCCACCACGGCGGATATTTACATCCATGCAGACGCGGAAAAGCTCATCTCCGCCGTTGAATCTGCAAGTAATTTGTAAGTAACCGAAAAAACCTAAAACCGCTTTATACGGATTTTGGTTATTGTTTTCCGTGAAACATTATTAAAACACCACGAAAACCGCGCAGAAACGTTGTAAAATTCCGTTGTCCATATTTCACACGCAGGAGGTCACTGGTTCGAGTCCAGCAGTCTCCACCAAAAAGCTCCTGATTTCTTGCGAAATCAGGAACTTTTTCTGTTTATGATCTCAAAAGTGACGCGGTATTTTCGCGTTTTTTGCTTGACCCAAACGCTGACCCAAAAGCCGAAATGACGGGAGAGGAACGGATAGCATCATCCGTCCCTCTCCCCACTATTTTTGTGTTTACATCGCCTGACTGATGATGTTCCCGATGGCGTCAGCGGCGTCACGCTTCATCTCCGCCGTAGCGTGGGTGTAAGTGCTGAGCGTGAAGCCCGCGTCATAGTGTCCCAGTGCGCCGGACAGCGTCTTGACGTCCACGCCGTACTTGAGGGACAGCGTGGCGAAGGTGTGTCTGAGGTCGTGAAACCTGATGTGCTCCGCGCCGATGGCCTTCAGTATCTTCTCATGGGTGTGGCGGAAGGAATCCGGGTCGAACATGGTGCCGGTCTTGGACGACACGAATAGGTAGGGACTGTGTGGGTGCTTTGCGTGCTCCTCCTCCAGCAGCTCCACCGCCCGCTGCGGGATGGCCAGCTTGCGGATGGAGTTGGGCGTCTTGGGCTGGCTGACCACCAGCTCGCCGTTGATACGGTTCACCTGCTTGCTGACAGAGATGGTCATGTTCTCCACATCCAAGTCCGTCCACAGCAGGGCCAGCAACTCACCACGCCGCAGGCCGGTGGTCAGTTCCAGATAGAAGGCTGCCAATAGTCCGCGCCGCTCCGCTTCGGCCAGGTACGGGCCGATCTTATCCTCCGGCAGTATCTTCATCTCGCGCTTTTCCAGCTTCGGCAGGCGGCAGCCCTTGGCGGGATTGGCGAGGAGCA